CCAACACCTGTCCCAAGCTTTACTTGTGTAACTTCAGTTGGATACTTTATAAATACTACTGATTTCTGTACAGCTACATTGTTATATAGAGATAGCGCTTGTACAAGAGGAGCTTTTGCAGGATACTATAACTCTGGAGGTTTTTATAGATTTTGGAATGGCTCAGCATTTACAAGTTTATGTACAACTACTCCTTGTCCATAATCTTTTGTCTTTCTTTTGTCTTTCAATTTTTTATTCATAACTTTATTTGAATTTAATTTAATCAAATGGAGGAAATACACAACTATTTAACACCCGAAGAGTGTCAAGAATTAATTAATATAATTGATGCTAATCACAGTCGTTCTTCTGTAGTGGTAGGAGGAACTGATAGAACTGATGTTACTGAACACAGAACATCAAGCACGTCTAATTTAGACATGAATACTTCACTAATGTCTAATATTAAAAAGAGAATTTCAAAAACTCTAGGTTTAGAGCTAGAAAAAGGTGAAGCAATACAAGGGCAATTGTATGAGCCTGGTCAATACTTTAAACCACACAATGATTTTTTTAGTGGGCCAGCGTATGATATGCACTGCAAAGCTTCAGGTAATAGAACTCATACATTAATGATATATTTAAATGAAGACTTTAAAGGCGGAGGCACATATTTTCCCACATTAAATAAAACTATTGAACCTGAAACTGGTAAAGCATTATGGTGGTATAACATGAAAGATGGTAAAATACAAGACCAATATTTACATGAAGGGGTTACCGTAGAAGAGGGTAAAAAATATATTATTACTTCTTGGTGGAGAGAAAAAAGTTGGGATGGAGCAGGTGATGAAAAAATGTATTATGATTCTATAGAAGAAAAGCCTAAAGAAGTTGTGCAAGAAAAACCTGCAAACAAATCATATTTTGTCAAAGCTTCTGAGCTACAACGCAAAGAACCAGAGATTGCTAAAAAAGATACACCTAAAGTTTTTACTTCTAAAGACCAAATACCTAAGTTTACAGAACTTGGTTTTACATTGCAAAAATGTCCAGATGAAACTTGGAATATAATTAATGACTCATATCAACTGTTAAAAGATAGAGCTATTAATGAAGAGTTTGCTGGTAAAGAAGATATAATAAAAGGAGGAGAAACAGAGATTTTATCTTTTGACGCTTTACCTTCTATTAGAACTTTAATACATAATCAATTACTACCAGTACATCAACAATGGATTAATAATGCTAATATAGAACCTTCGTTTATCTATGGTATAAGGTCATATAAAAAAGGAGCTACTTTAGAAAAACATTATGATAGGGTAGAAACCCATCATATAAGCTCTATAATAATTGTAGATAAAGATTTAGCTTGTGGGTGTAAAAACAAACCTGAGTCAGATGATTGGCCTTTAGATATACAAGGCCATGATGGTGAGTGGTATAAAGTTTACGCTCAACCAGGAGATATGATTTTATATGAATCAGCAATTTGTGAACACGGCAGAGAAGAACCTTTTGGCGGTACATTCTTTAGAAATTTTTACGTTCATTATAAAATAAAATAATTTGAAAAAACCTAAACTATTAATTTCTATTGCATCATACTGTGATGATGAGTTAATGAAAACAATTAATAGTTTGCTAGACAATGCTCATGATAAAAATAATTTAGATATAGTTGTTTTTAATCAAAGCGAATATCCAGAAAACATAAATCATGTTAACGTTACTGAGGTTTATAGTAATTATAAAACTACTAATGGAGTAGTATGGGCTCGTGAACAAATAAGAAATTACGTAAAGCCTCATCATAAATATTATTTGCAGATAGATGCACACATGCGGTTTGACAAAGGGTTTGACCAAAAATTAATAAGTCATCATGATGATTATAAGGGCAAAGTAATATTTAGTGGTTTTCCTTCTATGTATTATTTACCAGATGATAAAAGCTGGGATGCTTGTTATATTAATATAGTTGATAAAGTAGATGATAAAGGCAGGTTTTGGCCTGGAGCTCAAGGTGTTGAAGAAAAAAAATACCTTGGCCCAAGCACTATAGCTGCGGGTTATTTTTTTAGCGACATTAAAGTTCTTGATTTAGATATATATCAACAAAAAGGAGATATGTATTTTGAGGAGACCTATGCGACGTTTAATACTTTTTTAGCAGGTTATGATATAACAAACATACCTTTCCCAGGCATATATCATTTGTATGATAAAACAAACCAGCGTCAATTGTACCATCCAAATCAAGGCAACCCTCGACTTGTGGGTTTGAAAGATGATGTAAGAACAATTCAAGATTTTAATAAGCTATATGGAACTAGCTATCGCCCTAACATAATACATCAAGTAGCACCACAAGATAAAAACAGATGGAGCAAAGAATGGTTTAGATGTGATTATAGTTGGGATACAATTAAAGGTTATAAAAGAAACAAGTGGTGTGATAGAGATGGAATCAACACTTACTTACAACGTTATGACAAAGAGTTTTATGAAATTTTAAATCAATGTCCAGTTATTTATAAAATAGATTTTGTTAGATATTTAATAGCAAGAGATATTGGTGGAGTAATATGTGATATGGACTTTGAAGTATATAATGATTTTACTAAACAATTAGATAGTCATTCTATTTATTTATTAGAATCATCAGCAGGTGATGAAGATTATCAAAATGGTTTTATTATTTCTCCACCTTCAGATTTATGGAACATGTTTTTAGAAACTTTAAAAGCAAACATTGCCGCTAACTTACCAGATATACTTAATAGAAAAGAAATAGAAGGAAGACCGTTAGGCACTTTTGTACGACAAATGGTAGGGCCTATAGCTCTTTCGGAGTTTATAAAAAAATACAATATCCCACATAAAGTTTTACCATACGCTCAATTTAATCCTGTTGGAAAATTTAATTTTGATTTTATACAAACATATCATTACGGTACAGGCAACTGGGGGGGTGGTTTGTAAACTTTAATTTATAAATTCGTAAATTTGTAAACAAATAAATTCTTTATGCCTAGCTTACCTTGTGCTCAATTTAGTTTTAGCTGTCCTATTGACCAGATAGGAGATGAAAATAGTTTTTGTACCTGGACGGTTAAATGTTGTGATGGAGAAAAAATAACTATTAAAGTACCTGCTAACGGGATTGAAAACTATTGTTTAGAAAGAGGTTCATTAATACAAAAAACTTCTGTTTATGGAGTTTATTATGATGTCCAACAAAATTGTAGCACAAATTGTGGAGATGCCGACCCTACACCAATAGCAGGATATAGTTATTACAAGTATGAAAATTGTACTAATGCTAGTCAAACGCAAGTATTTAGAGCGCCTGCTGGGTATAGCTCATGGCCGTCTAATTTAGCTTATCAATCTATTTGTTGGACAAATGGAGTTAGCACAACGGATGTATCATATTTAGATGTAGCTAATATACCCACGTATGCTGATTGTGCTGCGTGTGATGCGGCTTTAAACCCAACACCAGTGCCTTCTCCAACACCAGCTCCACCTGTAACTCCTGGAACTCCTGAGTTTTGTTTAAGTTTTACAAACAATTTAACAGTTTTTAGTAGTAATATAGACTGGCCCGATATATTACCTTTACCAGACACAACAGCTCGTTTTTATATAATTAATGGTACATGGGGAGTATATAATGTAAACACAGGAGTGTATGTGATAAACAACGTACCTGCTGAATGGCCTATAGCATTTTTAAATAATGGTAAAGAAAACCAAATTACATACACAGGTTCAAAATTAGAAAGAGAAAATGTAACTGCATTAGACGGTAATACCTATGATTTTTATTCAGGAACAATAACACTAAATGTAAATGAAGACTTCGGAACTATAAGCTATCAAACATTATATCCAGAATCAACTAACGGACAATATTTTTTAGGTGAAAATAATTTAAGGTTTTCTACTGAGTGTGCTTCATCTACTCCACCAACTCCATCACCAACCCCAACCCCGCCAACACCTCCAAGTGTTGTGCCTCCTATTCCATCCCCTGTTGACACAGAGTGGACAGTGAGCTATAGCCAAAACTCAAAAGGTTGGCCTTCATTTTATTCCTACATACCAGAGTATATGATAGGAATGAATAACTTTTTTTATTCATTTAAAGGAGGTAACTTGTATCAACATAATACTAACGAGCTAAGAAATAATTATTATGGAGAACAATATAACTCTCAAATAACCAGCGTGTTTAATCAAAACCCACTTGAAAATAAAATCTTCAAAACTTTAAACTTAGAATCTAATGATGCGTGGGAAGCATATTTAGAAACCGATATACAAATAAATGGTTTTATGGAAGATGGATGGTTTGAAAAGAAAGAAGGTGCATGGTTTGCATATTTAAGACAGCAAGGAGAAGTGCCGGCACTTGAAGGACAATACGCTATGAGGTCAGCAAACGGTATAGGTAAAACCTCAAACGTTTCTTTAAATGCAGGAACAGCTACGCTTAGTTTTTCTACCGACCCACTGGTATCTATTGGTAACTTTTTAAGTGTAGGTGATTATGTTTATCATTCTTTACCTCAATATACCACCATATCATATGGGGGAGTTGTAACACAAATTAACGTTGATTTACAAAACGGTATAAATGAAATTATAGTTAGTACAACTTCTGCTAACACTGTAACGTTTCCTTTAAATGACCCATACATTTTATTCATAAAAAGTTCTGAAGCAGAATCTCATGGTTTACTCGGACATTATTGTATATTTACTATAACTAACTTTAACACACAAGCCACTGAACTATTCGCAGTTGAAAGCGATGTAATGAAAAGCTATCCGTAAAATTAGTATCTTTGTAAATAA